AACGGAGCACCGTTGAGCCCTGATTCATTATCAGCAAGATTTGAAACTGTACGCGAAAAGAGCCTCGGTCTGTGGGCTGAGAAGGGTACGCCTCCATCACTACACGAGTGCCGTGCTTTGGCTGCATGGATGTACCAAGAACAGGGCAATGTAGACATTGTACAGCTGCTTGGCCATATGGACTCAAAGATGACCGCCACCTATTTGGGCAGAAGGAGCCGAGAAGAGCGCGCATGGCGCTTTGTTAGTACGAGCCAGTAGCTGGCGGCGAAGCGCGTGAAAGTTAGTCGGCTGCTGTTCGTACGTCGGCCGTTAAACAAAAGCGGCACGGAGGCAGGATTGAATGCCGTTGGCTACTGGTTTATCGCGTTCGAAAGCCGCAGGTTTACTCGCTGACGCCGGGAGCTTACAAGTAGCATATAATTGTTCAGAAGTTACAGGAGCATAAGCCAATGGCAACGTCCGGAACAATCGCCACTACCCGCATTAACGTTGCTCAATTCATTGAGAAGGCTATCCGACGTTGCGGGCTCAGCCCTATAAGCATTACGCCTGAGACTGTACAGACTGCTAAAGAAAGTCTGTATATGCTCATTCTGAGTCAGGCCAACCGAGGCCTGAACCTCTGGTGCATTGACAGCCAGCTTATTGATGTTGTGGCCGACCAAGCCACCTACGTACTACCTGATGGCACAGTAGACGTCCTCAATGTGAATCTTTGCACTTTTGCAGAGGACGGTACTAGGCGCGATCTTCCGATTACCCCGCTCAACCGGGATGACTACGCCGCCATTCCGGTGAAGCTCCAGAAGTCCGCTGTCCCAGTCAATTATTTCTTTGAACGTCTTCGTGCACCTCAGATTACACTCTGGCCAGTGCCTAATGATGCCACAAAGAAAATTCAAGTCTTCCGTACCCGGGACGTAGAGGACATCGGCGCACTGCAGAACGAGATCGACGTGCCTAATCGTTGGCTTGAGTCTCTTTGCTGGCAACTGGCTCTCCGGCTTGCTTTTGAGCTTCCCGATGTCAAAGCCGAGCGCGTAGCGCTAGTTAAGCAGATGGCAGACTCTATGACAATCGAGGTTGAGGGCGGCGAGACTGATGGTAGCCCAACCTACTTTGCGCCGGCAATTGGCGTATACACGAGGTAAATATGGCTGAGAGTCTCACCTACTCGTCATTGGTTAATGACATTGTCACCTATGCAGAGCGCAGTGATCAGCCGTTCCTTAACCAGATTCCGCGCTTTATCATGCTAGCGGAGCAGCGTATTGCAGCAGAGGCCCGAGGGCTGGGCTTTTTGCGCGTGGTTACTGGCACTCTTCAGCCGGGCCAGGCAACTCTGCAAAAGCCTGCGCGCTGGCGTGAGTCTGCATCCTTCTTGCTCCGTGAAGGCTTTGACTGGCGCCCAATTTACCAACGTGGATACCTGTATTGCCGTCAGTATGCGCCCGATCAGACTGCGACCGACAAGCCTGCGTATTACGCAGACTACGACTTTGAGCATTTCCTGATTGCTCCGGCTCCGGCTGTTGCTACAGACTTTGAGCTTGCGTATTATGAGCTTCCAGAGCAGTTGAGCGAGGCCAACCAAGCAAACTGGACTACCCGGTATGCCCCGCATTTGCTCCTGTATGCAACTCTGCTTGAGGCTCAGCCGTTCCTCAAGCTCAGTCAACGCATTGCCGAGTTTCAGGCGTTGTATGCTCAGGCTCTGGAAGGTGTAAAGCTTGACTCCGCCCGTAGGCTAAATGGTGACCAAAGCCTTCTGAGGAGCGCTGCACAATGATTGAGCAACTTATTGCTAAAGTCTTTGAAGCACGGAATGCCGCGCATTTAGAGCACTGGGCTACCACAAATGGCGAAGTGCACCGTGCTACGGGCGACTTCTATGAGAGTATCATTGGCACACTTGATGAGTTGGTAGAGTGCTACCAAGGTGCTTTTGACGTCATTGGCGAAGTCAAGCCAGAGGTCTCCAAAGACAAACTGATGACGCTGCTTGAGGATCAGTCAGTCTGGATGTCTGAAAATAGGGATGAAATTTGCAGAGACTTGTCGGTGCTTGAGAATCTGCTTGACGAGCTCATGGCCTCCTATCTGCGTACCTTGTTCAAGCTCCGTAGGCTCAAATAGCTATGCCAGTGTACCTTCCAGTAAAGTTCAACCCTACTGCCACCATTGCGGTCTGCGATAGGTGCAAGAAGAAGGTGTACTTGTCAGACTTGCGTCCTGACGGAAACTCGCCCGGCCTGCGAGTCTGCAACAAGTGTTGGGATCTTAAAGATCCGTGGCGATTGCCTGCACGCCAGACTGAAAAGATTACCGTGCGGCATCCCAGACCTGACACTCCGCTTGAAGTTCCTGAGGAATAAGCACAATGACAACTTACACCGATCTTTTTGGGCAGAACACAGTGCCGCCTGCTGACGCAGGGTACTTTGCTGTCAGCATTTCTGCAAACTCTTTTTTGAGTTGGGAAAACAATTTTGTTGGTCAAACTAATGAATTGTTGGCTGCCACATTTGTAGACTTGACGCCTACAGCGGCAGGCCTTAGCGTACTGCTGCCGTCAGCTGCCGAGGTCTCTACAGGTACTGAGCTGCTAATTAAAAACTCTGGAGCCAGTGCTCTTAACATTTTGAACAATGCAGGCAGCTCTATCGCTAGCGTTGATCCTGGAGTCATCAAGTATTTCATGGTTACCAATAACACCACAGCTGCTGGTGTTTGGACCGTGTTTACTTTTGGCACAGGTACCAGCGGAGCAGACGCCTCCATGCTTGCCGGGCAAGGGCTGCGAGTCATTGCCAGCAAGCTTAGCTGCGAGGTAGCTTACCAACCTGTAAACTCTAACTATACTGTTCAAGAGCTTAACAGAGCCTCTGTTATTGACGCAGCTACTGGCGTAGCAGTCTTGACCTTGCCTCTTGCAGGGTCAATGAGCCAAGGCTTTTATACCATGCTGCGTAATAGTTCTACTGGAAACGTAACTATTACGCCTAGCGGGTCAGACCTCATAGACGGAGCATCTTCAAAAGTTCTGTCGCCTAATGAATCACTAATTTTGGTTTGCACAGGGTCTTCTTGGATAAGCGTAGGGTTTGGTCGTGATGTTACTTTTGTATTTGGAGAGGTGGTTGTAAATGCCGCCTCTACAACCATTACGCTCACCTCGGCAGACGTGGCCGGCCGGATGATCCGTGTATCGGGCACGGCTACCGCTAATGTAACCATCAACTTGCCGCCAATAGACAATATCTACTTCATCAACATCGAGTCAGGCGTTGGGGTCTTTTCAGTTACTTTGACTACAGGCAGTGGTATCACTACTACTCTGAATGCCAACCAGCGTACGGTAGTGTACTGCGACGGCACCAATGTCAGCCCTGCCATCACCACTACAGTGACCTCTTCGTTGGCCCTGGTGGACGGTAATCCGACCGCGCCCTCTATCGCTTGGGCGTTGGACTCGGATACAGGCTTCTACCGCAGCTCCAATGGGGTAGCAGGATTTGCCTCTAATGGCATCTCAACTATCCTGTTTGGACCCAATGGGATCGTGTTTGCCAGCACACAAGGGTTGACGTCCAACAACTTGGCATCTGCCTGCGATGAGCTGAAAGTGCTCCTGGACTCACTCACCACCTCTATTACCACCGGGTTGGCTGGTAAAGCTGACAAGTCTGGAGCAGCCTTCACTGGTCCCGTTACTGTGCCTGCTGGAGCCACCGGTAGCCAAGTCCCTCGAGTTAGCGAAGTGACCTCCGCTATTTCTAGTTCTTTGGCTACTGCTCAGGCGTATACCGACGCAGCTGTCTCTGGTCTGGCAACCGCCGCTTCGGTAGCCCTTAAAGCTAATAAGGCGGGCGATGTGTTCACCGGCCCTGTACGTTTTGACACTGAGTACGACAACGGCAATTCGGGTACAGCCAAGACTATTGACTTCTCGAATGGACAGAAGCAGAAGATCACCTTCACGGGGAACTGCACGCTTACTCTGAACTTTCCGTCAGGCGTTGGTAACTACGTTCTTCGAGGTATTGGTAACGGAACAACCTATACGCTTACTTGGCCGGGAAGTGCCAAATTTGCCAGCGGGATTGCTCCACTGGGCCCACTTACCTCCGGGACAGCCATCTACACCATCTACTATGATGGTGCAATAGCTCACATCGCCGGAGCTCGTGAGTAATGGCTACCTTAGTCCTCACCCCTACGTTTAGCGCTCAGACATCTACAGGGTCGCCCGCCTGGGGGCCTACTCCGGGATTTAGTACTTACGAGGTATCACTCAGTCCTACGTTCGCTACTGAGGAGGCGACGTATAGGACTACGTACACCTTCCCTGATGATGTAACGATTAGCTCTGCGACTTTTAGCTGGGATGGAGCACTCCTGGCTTCTGGGATTACTTCAGCTACGCTTTATCTGAACTTCCAGAATCGAGGATCAGTTACCTCCTCCTTCACGTTCACAGGGAACGCATTTGCATCCTTATCCGGCAGAACCCTGACCATTGAGCTTTATGTACAAGCAGGTCCTTATACGGGTACGGCACCTGTGCTTAGAATGGGTAACCCAACTGTGACTGTGACTTACACAGTGATCCCGAGCCTGCATAACCTGGGAATCAACTTCTGATAGAAAGCTCTACATGACACCAGATGATATTCCTAAAACACCGACCGATTACTCTATACTCACCTACACTTGGGTATTGGTCATCGCTATGTGGGGTGGCTCCGTGAATTACTACCGCAAATTGAAGTCTACCAAAGATGACCGGGTACGCTTAATGGAGCTCATCGGAGAGCTCTTCACCTCAGCTTTCGTAGGTATCATCACTTTCTGGCTATGCGAACAATCTGGCATTCCACAGCTCTACTCAGCCGCCCTAGTAGGTATAGCTAGTCATATGGGTAGTCGGGCCATCTATATTGCTGAGCAGCTGGTCACCGATTGGATTAAGAAGCGCTGGGGCGAAAGGACCGAGTAACTATGTCACGTATTACCGCTGAGC